CCAACCCTTCCAAGAAAACGTTTACGAATTCCCGCCACTCAAAATGCCCCAACTCTCCCAAGAACGAATTGTCGGATTGGTCAAAGAGTTTACAGAAAATTTTAAGAGTTATCAGAAAGATTTTTCAATTTTATAACCAAGGAGGAGTAATGTTTAATAGAGTCTCGGAAATTAAAGACGATGTTATGGATTTAAAAGCTATTATTATAGCACAGGGTAATGTTATAAATGTAATGGATAAGAAGATAAATTATGCCATTGAAAGAATTGCTATTCTTGAAAGTTATCGAAAAGAGTTGGGCGAGTTTTTAGATAAGTTTTTAAAGGCAAGTGGTTGTGAGTATAAATTCATTCCTACAAAATTAGCAAACTACGATATTGTAAAGACACCTAAAAAATAGTGGCAATCCCCAAAAAACTAATAATCTGTGGAAAGACCTATTCTGTAATCAAATCCCCTAAAAACGGGGGTGGGTCATTTTCTTGTGGGTCTCAAAAGATATTGGTTGGGACTAAGTGGACAAAAGAAGTCCAACACGATGTCTTAATACACGAAGTTCTTGAAACTATATTGGCGGAAAAATCTCTAAGATTTTCAAGAGAAGTAGAAGAAAAAACAAATGGAGATTACCTATTTACCTTTGACCACGATAGGTTTGATGAAATATGTTCAGAGTTGTCCTATATATTAAGACAAATATATGGACACCTTTAAAAACCTAACTAAAGACGACACAATACTTATTCAGGCTAATTGTGTTCATCTAATCCGTAAGTATAAAGTTTCAGTTAAAGACATTTTAGATGATATTCTCAGCAGAGTAGGTACAGTAGTTGTTCCCACGTTTAATACCACGTTTGCGGAAGGCGTTCCTTTTGATATTAGAAACACCAAATCTGAAATGGGCGTTCTTTCTGAATGTGCCAGACTATATGACGGGGCGATGCGTTCAGGACACCCCATGTCGTCGTTTGTCGCAATAGGAAAGAACGCACACCAGTTTAATGTTAATAATTACAGTGCTTACGGAAAAGACTCTCCATTCGCTGTACTCCGTAGGCTCAATGGCAAAATAGGCGTATTAGGATTAGTAAACAATGAAGGTAACACTTTATTTCATCACGTTGAAGAACTTCATCAAGTCCCATATAGATTTTATAAACTCTTTACAGGACGATACACCGATCGACACGGAGTCGCAGATTACCGAACCTACTCATTCTACTGTAATGGCGGAGTCAAAACCCTACTCAACCCCATTGATGAAATTTTCTGGTCAGAAGGTCTTTATACGGGAGAAAAGCCCTACGAAGGAGATGGGTTCAGAATTATAGACGCAAATAAAATGTATAACCGAGTCTCAAGAATTATAACCGATGGAAAGGCCGAGGGTCTGCTGTATGAAAGAATCTGAAGTAATAGATATTATTAAAAAAGAATTAAGTGCGGAAACAATAGATTTAGATACAGAGGGTCTTTGGGATAGCTTAGACCTTATCACCGTCCTAATGGCGTTAGATGTCGCATATGAAGAAAAGCTAAAAGACATCAGAGAACTCCAGACAGTTAAAACCCCAAGAAACATAATAGACATCTTAAAGACTCACGGGCTAATAGATTGAGTATTATTTTAACAGGGGCTTCTGGCGGGATAGGTTTAGCAATAAGGTCAGAGTTATCAAAGATAGATGACCTTTACCCCATAGCCAATAAAAACGGATTAGAGTTTGATAATAAAGTAGACCTAACAAACATAGATAGCATAAAAAGATTTACAGAATACTGGAAAGAGAAACTCTACAATATAACAGTAATCCACCTCGCCGCAGTAAAGATAGATGAACTAGCGGTATTCGTAAATGAAGATAACTGGGATAAGGTCATGGACATTAACCTTAAAGGTAACTTCCTACTTACCAAAGAACTAATCCCAATAATGATGAAGGAAAAATGGGGAAGAATAATACACATAATAAGCTCAGGATTAGGCGATGTAGGAACTCTAACATACTCAACGAGCAAGTTTGGACTCTTGGGAATGAGCGAGGTGCTCTCAAGGGAATACGCAAGGTATGGAATAACCTCAAACGTTTTACAATTGGGTTATTTTCAGACGGGTATGTGGGAGAAGTTATCCCAAGTAAAAAAAGACGAACTACTAAACCAAATACCAAGCAAACAGCTCGGCGACCCCCAAAACATTGTAAATGCTGTTAAATTTATAATAGATAGTCCTTTCGTAAATGGTTCAGTAATAAATGTTGATGGTGGTGTATGAAATGTTACGCAAAATCTTTAGTATATGTTTATGAAGTATTTAGTTATATACCCAAATGGATATTAACTAAACTTCAAGAAAATTTAGAAAGAACAAAAAACCAAGACTTGGGTGACCTACATTTAGGACTAATCTGGTGAGTGTATTCAAACCTACGGGCACAAGTGACGCACTTATAAAAGCCTGTAAACCCTATATAACGACTGGAAAACTATTAGATTTGGGTTGTGGGTGTGGGATAGTAGGTAGGTCGTTACTTAAAGACGGTTTAGATGTTTATGCTTCCGACATAAGTCCAGAGGCAACCATTAAGGTCGGTTATCCAGATGAACCCATTATCGTGAGGACTGGTAGCTTATTTGAACCTTGGGAATTATGGAAGTTTGATTTTATTGTAGATGATGTGTCAGGTGTTTCGGAAGAAGTGGAGAACCCTTGGTTTGAAGGAGTTCCTTGCGAAAGCGGTAAAGACGGTGCAGATTTAGTTTGTAAGGTTATAGAACAAGCACCCAAATACCTTACAGAACACGGTAAATTATTTTTTCCAATAGTATCTTTATCTAACGCAAAAAGGGTGTTTCATAAAGCAGAACAAGTGTTCCATAAAGTAGAGCTATTGTCCCACACAGAGTTTCCATTACCAAAAGAAATGTATAAACAAAAGATAAACCCAGAGTATTTCAAAGAAAGATTTGGAATAAAAATATTCTGGACGGACATATACCTTGCTCAATCCTAAAGACCTATTACCCTATCACGAGGTATGGAAGAATGACATTCTCAAGTTTGCCGAGGAGTTCTTTCCCCACTTGCTTACAAAACCAAGTGCCCCATTTCAAAAAGAGATTTATAAAGCGTTAGGTTTAAGACACAGGTCTTTATGTATAGAGGTTTTTCGTGGTGGCGGTAAGTCAACAATATGTCTTATTATCAAACCCATACACTTTGCACTTTATCACCAATTAGGCGACATCACTTTAATTTCCAAGTCAGAGAGTTTTGTCCTTAATGAAATCAATCGAAAGATAAAGTTTGAATTTGAACAAAACGAAAAGCTACGACAAGTATTTGGAGACCTAACGACAGAGAAGTGGAGTGAAACCTACTTCGTATTAAAACACGGAATAGCTTTTGAAGGTTTGGGTATAGGCGGTCAGTTGAGAGGTGGAAGGCGTGGACTTATAGTCCTCGACGATTTGGAAGACGAGGAAAGTGCTATCTCCGAAGACCAACGGGATAAACTTAAAAGAAGGATTGGTAAGGAAATAGCCCCAAAGTTGTTGCCTGACGGTGAGATGGTCTATGTGGGCACGCCTGTCCACCAACTCTGCTACATACATCAGGTCTATCAAACGCCTAATAATGGTTGGGAAAAACTTATGTTTCCCGCCTATAAGGAAGGAAGGCAGGAAGATGGCAAAGAACAGTGGAAAGAAATGTACAACCATACCTTCCTACAGGGTGAAAAAAGTAAATGGGGTTCAAATTACTTTAGTTCAGAATACCTCTGCAACCCCATTGTGGACGAAAACTGCCCCATCAAAGAAGACCAAATCCGCTACTGGTCTGAACTACCGAAACAGTACTCCTGCGTTATTTCTGTTGACCCCGCATATTCAGAGGATGCGACGGCGGATTACAAGGTAGCCACAGTAGTAGCAATAGACCAAGCAGGAAATAGATACTTACTTACATACCTACGCACGCACGATACGTTAGGTGAATTTCAAGACGGAATAATAAATCTTTTCTTACAACACAAGAACTACTGCACGGGCGTAGGAATACCGAACTCAGGAGTTGAGAAAAGTTTTTTTGATAGTTTTATGAAAAAGTGTGAAGAAAGAAAAACCTACCTACCTGTAATGGAACTAAAGAACGCCTTTACAAGAGCAGGGACTTCTTCAAACGTAAGAAACAAACAGGCAAGAATAACAGCGGCACTACAACCGTTATTTCAAAGTGGTAAATATTATATAAGACCAGAGCACTTAGAGGCAAGGGACGAATTATTAACAATCGGGCAAAGTCGTCACGATGACATCGTGGACTGTCTTTGTTATGCAGAACAAGTTTTAATGCCAGTATTTTTTGATATGCAACAAGCAAATGAAAGGTATGACGAGGTTGAAGAAATCAATAGAGGAGCCGCAGGATACGGCGAAGACGAGTGACGAACTGTATAACGAAATAGCGGATGAAGTAACTGAAGCTAAATCGAACACAGAGAGCTGGAAGATAAAGCACGACAAGTTTTACCGATTGAGATTTCGTGTCAAAAAGAGTAAAACCTTTCCTTTTACGGGTTGCAGTAATTTAAGGCTTCCGACAATAGAAACCTATATCCGTAAGGCGAAGTCTGCCCTGATAGGAATCTACTCAAACATCAAGCCGAGGATGCAGGTAATCCCCCAGACTGACCAAGACCTAAACAAAGCCAATAAGATAGAAAAGTTCTTAGATTACTTAGCAGACTATAAGATGTATCTATTAGAGAAGTTAATCTTGGGTTGTGACAAGATGTTAGAAAAGGGTTTCTTTGTCGCTAAGGTATGTTGGTCTATGAAAGACCGAACCTACCAAGAAGAGTTCAACCTTAAAGACATACCCATGCAGGAAGCCATGCAGTTATTCGATACGAACATTCCTGATGAGGCAATAGTTCAGGCAGTCGTAAAGAAACTGAATGTGGATATGTCCGAAACCGTAATGGAAGAAAACTTATTATCTATACAAGAGGCAGTAAGGAAAATAAGAAGTGGAAAAGACAACATCAAAGTCACACTTAAAGACGAAC